ACAGGTTCAAGCAAAAGTTTTGGCGGTTCAGACAGCTTGCTTTCCCGCCTTGGCAAGGCCGGTATAACTAAAATGATGGGTGATTCGCTTTCGGGTGCGGCAGGCGCTTATATATCTTCCGCTTTTAGCAATGAAACAGGAAATATGGTAAGCAGCGTTTTAGGCGGGGCAGCGTCCGGAGCGGCAATGGGAAGTATTATACCCGGTGTAGGGACTGCGGTGGGCGCAGCCGTCGGCGCTGCTTCGGGGGCAAAGACATTTACAGACAGGGATAATGCGTTTAAAAGTTCCGTACAGGAACAATATAACACCGTAAAAAGTAAAGAAACGAGTGATTTACAAAGCGGCAGTAATATAGCGGCACAGCGGGAAACGGATAAAATCGCATTTTCAACAATTTTAGGAAGCAACGAAAAATCTGATACCTTTTTAAATAGTATACGTAAATTTGGAGCGGAAACGCCGTTTGAGTATGACCAGCTTACACAAATAAGCAAAACACTGCTTGCCTATGGGTATAAGCAGGCTGAAATAATACCGTTGCTTACAAAGGTCGGGGATACCGGCGCAGCACTTGGTATGAATGTAAATGATATCAATATTGTAGCAACACAACTTGGACGCATGAAATCCACAGGTAAAGCAACATTAGAGTACCTGACCCCTTTGCTCGAGCGTGGTATTCCCGTTTGGGACTATTTAGCAAAGTCAACAGGGAAAACAAAGGCACAAGTACAGGCAATGGTTTCAAAAGGGCTTATACCCGGTACAACTGCGGCTAAAGATATAGCGGATTCTATGGGTGAGGCAAATAAAAACAGTATGAAGCTGCAGTCACAGACATATTCAGGGCTGCAAAGTACTTTAGAGGACGTGCAAAATGAGCTTAAGTCGTCACTTGGCGAAGGCTATAACGAAGAAGCAGGTAAGGGCATAAAAGAATTAACCAGTACGCTTGATGGCAGTACAGGCGAAGCTTTAAAAGCCGCATATAAAATGCGTGGGAAATTTGAGGGCGGATTGCTGAAAGACCAGTATGAATTGGAAGCAAATGCTTACACGAGTGTTACTACAGGTAAAATAACCGGGAAATTTAGTCCTGAACATGAAAAAGAATTAAGACAGCTTGCGGACGATTTTAAAAAGCAAAAGCAGCTTGCGGCAAAGGGTGACGAAAAAGCAGAACGGCAGGCGGCACAGGATACAGTAGAGGCAGGAATTATAGCAGCAAACGAATATAAGGCTACTAAAGGATACCAATTAGCGCAGCAGGGCGATTTAGACCTTATAACAAGCATACAGGACGATACGGCGTTACAAGATGAATATTGGGATGCTGGTTATACCATGGGTAAAAAGTTTTCGTCAGGGCTGGCAAAAGCGCAGAGTGAAGACCTTGCAAAAGGGCTAGAGCCTGGTAACATGTCAACATGGAGCAAACTTTCTAACTGGGCTGAAAGCAGTATGAAAAAACAAATGGGTATAGGTGCAGTCAGCTCTAATTCCAAAGGTTCAGACAATAAAAGCAATATAAAGGTTGGCGGCAAAAGCGGTACATTGGATAGCAGCGCACTAAAAAATTTGCAGTCAAGTGTTTTCGGTTCTGCTCCCGGCAAGGCAACCGGCCTTTTCCGTGTGCCGTATAACAATTACCCGGCTATACTGCATGAGGGCGAAACAGTGAGTACAGCGGTTGAGGCGCGGTCACAAAAAAGCGGCGGTGTAAAAATTGAAATAAACGGCCCTGTAACTGTACGGAAAGAGTCCGACATTGATGAAATTGCAAGCAAGCTTTACCAAAAGCTCAAGCGTGCGGATATGGTAACACCTTGAAAAGTAAACTACATTCTCGCTAACAATTCAGCTTTTTTAGAGTTAAATTCATCTGCGGTAAGTATTCCGGCGTCTTTGAGACTGGCTAATTTTTTAATTTGCTCAGGAATGTCAAAAGTTTTAGCAGGCTGTATTTTTTCGTATTCGCCGCTGTTCAATTCCTCGTTCAATAGCATTGTGATATTGTTAATATTTTCTTGGTTTTTCCCTAAGTCTAATAATCCAAATCTTGATTTTGAAGAAATTATAATTTCAGAAGATCCATTTGCCGACGGGTTAATGTTAATTCGCAAGTTTTCTCCGGAAGATTTCATACTGGCACAAGATTTAAGGAAAAAACTATGCGATTGGGCGTTTGAATCCTTTATAATAAATTTTGCTTTTCCACTATTTAATATATTATCTAATGCGTCAAAAGTATCATCGGGCGAATATTCTACAATTAATTTTCCTTTTTCCTCTGGAACTAAAGACATGGCAAAATACCTCCTATTAATTCTATAAATATATTTTATCACGCTACCTTTATTATACAAGTGTATATTTTCAAGCGACTGCTTTCGGGTGGCCGCTATTTTTATGGAAAGAAGTGGGCTTTATGAATTATGAAGAACATATTGCAGACCTTGAAAAGCGTGTTGCAACGCTTGAAGCGCGGCAAGCCGGAAGAACCTACAATATTAGGGCGAGGGTAAACGGCAGCTTTGATATTGACAAAATAGCAAAAGAACTGTACGAGAAGTTACGCACAGCGGATATGATTGGAGGCGTAAAATGATGAAACCTAAACCTACAATGCAAATGAGCGGTAAAGCGCTTTATTGTTTGGGACAGCATTTCAAAGTGCTATGTGACGACGCGCTCAAAAAAAAAGTGGGAGACGTCGGAAAGCCATGCGCTACATGTATTTATAAAAACGAATGCTTTCCGGCGGACCCGAATTTTTGGCTTAAAATGCAAGATCAGTTATGGAAAGCCACCGGACTTTGGACTAATCTGTGTGTTTCAGATAAAACTATCAGGCGGGATCATGAGCGTTCTGATTGATTGGGCAAGTCCTAACGTGTGAGCAGCCATGTTCTGCATAATACGGGCAGTCAAATTCTACATGTTTATATCCTGGGACACCCGGAAAACTTTTAAGCTTTATTTTAATTGTTTCTTTCCTATGTGTTTCAGGACAAATGCCTGATGCCGAAATGTATCTTGTCATTTTTTGTTCACCTTCTTTCCCCCTAAATTTTATCACTTTATAGGAAATAAACAAGAAGCGGCAGGATAGGCCGCTATTTTTATGCCCGAAAGGAAGCGGCACCGTGAAGCGCCTTATAATCATAAAAAATGAAGACCTGCACTCTGAAATGATAATGCCCGTAACGCCGGAAAGCTTCCAGGTGTCGCACGGGATAAACATTGAAACCGTTAATATACATACGCTGGGCGACGTTGCAATAGCAGGTTACCCTACACTTGCGACGATAAAAATAGACCTGCTTTTTCCGGCACAAAATTACCCGTTTGCAAATTTTACTAAGCTGCAGGACCCGTATAACTGCTATATAGATTTATTCACGAAATACATAGATAACCGTGCCAACCTGCGCTTTGTCGTATCAAATACAACGGTAAATATCCCGGTAAAACTTGAAAACATGGATTACGGCGAAAAGGACGGCACAAACGATGTTTATGCAGGGCTTGCTTTCCACGAGCGGCGGCAGTTAAAGGCCGTGCAAACGCAGGGAACGGCAAAAAGTATAAACCATACGCGGAGTTTGTCGTCCGGTAAGACGCAAACTGGTACGCAGTCGTACACGGTTAAAAAAGGCGATACGCTTTCGGCAATATGCCGTAAATATTACGGCAGCTCCTCATTGTACGGCAAGCTTGCGTCATATAACGGAATCAAAAATCCAAGCCTCATTTACGCAGGCCATACAATAAAGATACCGCCTAAAAGCCAGTTAAGGTGACAGCCAATGCTAAAATTGCTTATTAAAAACAGCGGCAAAACAACCGATGTAAGTGGGCTTGCGCCGACTATAACATGGTCGGGCGACTACCAGCAGTGCGCACGCAGCCTTGAATTTGGGCTATTATCGTCGCCAACCGATAAGGATATCCCGGTAGTAAAGTGCAGCCTTGGTGACGCTGTGTCGTTTGAGCAGGACAGCACGGAACTTTTTGAGGGCTGGATATTTTCACGTGAAAAAAGCACAGACGGCAGCACTATAGACTTAGGGTGCTTTGACAGGGGATTTTACCTCAACAAAAACGAAGCGTTTTATAAATTCACTAATTCCACACCTGAAGCCATAACGCGCCGCGTCGCTGCCGACTTCGGTATACCTGTGGGAGATATAGCACAAACGGGCATTAAAATTACACGTAATTTCCCTGGAGTATCACTCTATAACATAATAGAAACGGCCTATACACTTGCGTCCCAAGAGAACGGCAAGAAATACCACATACTTTTTAAGGGCGCAAAGCTATGCGTTATAGAGAAAAAAGTAACGGATAATACCCTCATTATTGAGGGCGGATCTAACCTTATGGACGCTACTATGTCAGAGAGCATAGAAGACATGGTAAACCAGGTAACGATTTATGACAATAGCGGCAAGCATATAAAAACGGTTACAAACGCCGAAGCCGTTAAACTTTACGGCGTAATGCAGAACTACTTAGAGCAGTCAGATAGTGAGGATACCGCCGCAAAAGCTCAAAAGCTGCTTAAAGATAACGGCGTAAAGCAGAAAATAACAGTCGATAACCTTGGCAATACCGCAAATATCACAGGCGGCACCGTCGTTGTGCATGAACCTTATACAGGCGTTTACGGCCTGTTTTATATTAACAGTGATTCGCATGAATGGAAAAACGGGTTGTACCTTAATAAACTCACGCTTGATTTTAAAAATATAATGGACGAACAGGACGCCGGGGAGTTGCCTAACAAAGACGGCAGCAAGACGTCTTCCAAAAGCTCAAAGTCAAATAAGAGGTGATACCGTTGCAGGAAAACCCTTATTCGGGGATACTTAAAATAGTTAAGGATAATGCGGCAAAACAGATACCGGCTGTAGTACGGTTCGGTACGGTTACAAGCGTATCGCCGCTTAAAATTTTAGTGCAGGGTTTAGAGCAGTCGGGGAATGCTTTAATACGCAATCCCGATATAAGCGAATTTAAAGCGGGTGACGCTGTGCTTTTAATACCGGTAGACAGTGAACAAAAATACATAGTGCTTTGTAAGGTAGTGACTTAAAGCTATGGGCCTTTTTCCGATGATACAGCCGAAAGCCTCCGGGAAAGCCGAAGAATCGGCGGAGTACCCTTTATATAAAGAAGTTAAGTGGGACTTTGGGAAAAACGCGCCTGTCTACAAAAACGGTGAGCCGGTAATCGTTACGGGGCTTGAAGCCGTAAAAACATGGGCTTGGAACGCGCTCAATACGCAGCGCTTCAGGTATGAGATACACACGTGGGATTATGGTAACGAGCTTGAAGCCCTTACTGGGCAGCCGTATTCGCAGGAACTTAAAGAATCCGAAGCCGCGCGGTACGTGCGTGAATGCCTTGTGATAAACCCGTACATAACGGACGTAAAAAATATAACGGTAAGCTTTTCCAAAGATAAATTAAATATAACGGCAACTATAGAAACCATATACGGGGAGGCGGATATAAGTGTATGAAGACATAACGCCCGAAAGCATAAAACAGGATATTTTAAGCAATATGAAAATCGACGTCGACAAACAGCGTGAAGGAAGCTACACAAATGAGCTTATAAGCCCGGTGGCGACCGAACTTTGGAAGTTTTATACCGCCTTCAACGCATTGATACCGATAGCGTTTGTTGATGAAACGTCCGGCGGGTACATAGACAAACGCGCGGCGGAAGTCAATATTTTTCGTAAGGCCGGGACTAAAGCGCACGCAGAGCTTACATTAACAGGTGAAGACAGGACGGTTATTCCGGCCGGAACTGTATTTTTAACGCCCGACGGCCTTGAATATGAAACTGCCGATAAAGCGACTATTTTAGGCGGTACGGCCACGGCTAATGCTGTGGAAGTAGGTGAAGCTTATAACGTTGCTGCCGGAAGCATAACAAACCAGTATAACAGCATGGCGGGGCTTAGTTCCGTTACAAATGCAAAGGCGGCAGCAGGCGGCACAGACCCCGAAACAGACGAAAGCCTTGTAAACAGGTATTACGCATATATACAAAAGCCGTCCACAAGCGGAAATATACACGACTATGAAAAATGGGCGCTTGAAGTTGACGGGGTTGGGGCTGTAAAAGTTACGCCGCTGCAAAACGGGCCGGGTACTGTAGGCATATTAATAGCGGGGCCGCAGCGGCAGCCGGTCGGTACCGATATAGTATCAGCATGCGCGGCGCATATCGAGGAACACCGGCCCATAGGGGCGACGGTGACGGCCGCAAGCGCGAAAAGCCTTACTATAAGCGTATCGGCGGCCGTTACGATTGATAGCAGCACAACAAAAGAAACGGTACAGGAAACTTTAAAAACAAGGATAGACGAATACCTTAAGGATATTGCATTTGAAAACTATACCGTACTGTACAACCATGTGGCTTATTTGCTTTTAGGGATAGACGGCGTATCGGATTATATGGAGCTTAAAGTAAACGACGGAACTTCAAATATTACTATTGCAGCAGATGAAGTGCCTGTCTTGGGGACGGTGGAGGTAACATGACTTTGCTTGAAATGCTGCCTGGTACCTACCAGCACAGCGCGGAAATAGCTGACCTAGAAAATGCCTTGAGCATAGAAACGGAAAAAGCGCAAAAAGCGAAAGACGGCCTCATGCTGCAGCTAAACGTTGATACTGCAACATGGGGCCTTGTACTGTGGGAAAAGGCGTACGGCATAAAAACAGATGTGTCAAAGTCCTTTGCAGACCGCCGCAGCCGGATAAAAAGCAAAATGCGCGCCCGGGGTGTTACGACGGTTGATGTGATACGGAAAGTCGCGGAGAGCTTTGCGGGTGATAAGGCGGATGTGCGGGTAATTGAACATAACCCTGAATACAGGTTTGCAATTAAGTACATCGAAACGCTTGGGCTGCCGCCGAATATTGACGGCCTTAAGCGGCAGTCGATGAAATCAAACCGGCGCACCTGGATTACGGGATTTATTTTGAAGACAGGGTGCCGGGCAAATTAGGGATTGCCGCCGTAAGCACGTTTGGCATAACGCTTACTTTATATCCATGGCAAATACATAATTATGAAAGTATTGGCACTTTACGGACAGCGGCGGCTATGAAATCGTGTTTATCTGTAACAGTGCTGGAAAGGGGTTAATATGGCGGATACACAAATTTACGGTACTTTATGTACCGATATTGGCAATGCGGCAATTGCAAATGCAGTACTGACAGGGACAAAAGTTAATTTTACGCAGATTGCCGTTGGCGACGCAAATGGCACGCCTTACACACCGTCGAGCAATATGACGGAATTAAAACACCAGGTATGGAGCGGCCCGATAGGGGAAGTAGCGCAGGACCCTGAGGAAGCTAACCGTATGGTTTTACATGCGGTGCTGCCTTCAAGCGTTGGCGGCTGGGTAATGCGTGAAATAGGCGTACTTGACGACCAGGGGCGGTTAATTGCTATCGGCAATACGCCTGAGATACCGAAAGAAGCAGTTACAACCGGCGCTATTATGGAAATGGATATCTGCATTTATATAACAGTTGTGGACGCGCGCGGTGTAAATGTTGTAATAGACCCGACCGTTGTGATTGCAAGCAAAGCAGACGTAAACAAATTAAGCAAACTGCTGCAAGACCATAAAGCCGACGCCTCCGCCCACGTAACAACGCTGCTTAACTCCGGAATAAATCCGTCACGCAACTTTGCCTTGACGGGATTAACCGCGGCGTCCGGCAAAGTGTCGGTGATGTTTAAAGCCGTTACATCTTACACTAATGGCGATACCGTGACGATAGACGGCACGGCCTACACTTTAACGGCAACAGACGGCAGTACGCTGACTACGGGTGCGTGGGCGGCAGGGGCAATCGTCGCCGCCGTTGCGGATATAGACAATAAAATACTGTACGTGTCGCCCAGTGTGTTAAAAAATCCAGCCGCGCTAACTGTATCTGCGGGATATGGCAGCAGCGGCAGCACTGTTTATGACGGCAGTGCGGCTAAAACAGTTACAGTACCGTATGTTACGTTTCACACGTCGTCACCGACAGGCACGTTAGGCGACGGCGAGATATATTGCGTGTATGAGAGTTAAGGGGTGGGGTAATGAGCGCAGGTATTTATGGCAATACCGGCGGGGTAAGCCGCAAGGGCAAGAAACTATACGCGAAAGTCAACGGGGTTGTGCGTCCGATA